GCGAGCAAGACGGCTCAAACAATGGTCGCGTAGACTACACAGCCAGCATTCTGGGTGTTAAAATTAGGGGTTTACGGAGCTTTTCATGGCCGGTCTCACCTATAGTTCGTATGTTACACAAATCGCCACGATGGCGGTGGTGGAACCAACTGACCCGGCTTTTGTCACGATCCTGCCGGAAATGATCGATTATGCCGAATTGCGGATCTACCGCGATTTGGATTTGCTGTCGACCGTCTCGTCGAACGATTCTTATCAAATGACAGCGAATAACCGCAATTTCACTTGGCCGCAAGGCACGTTTGTGACGATTCAGAATATCAACGTCGTTACGCCGTACACCCAGACCGATCCCGATTTAGGTACACGCGTCACGCTCCTTCCGACGACGAAGGAGTTTCTAAATGTGGTTTATGCGAACTCTACCAATGCGGGTGTTCCTAGCTACTTCGCGATGTTCGACGACCATAGCATTGTAGTCGGTCCTTGGCCTAATCAGGCTTACACCGTCGAAATCGTTGGCACTATTCGACCGGCAACACTTTCGGTGGCTAATCCTACGACGTTTATCAGTCAATACTTACCCGACTTGTTCATCATGGCTTCCATGGTGTACATTTCGGCTTATCAACGTAACTTTGGCCGCATGTCGGATGATCCGGCTATGGCTCAAAGCTACGAAGGCCAATATCAAGCTCTGCGTCAAGGCGCTCTTATGGAGGAATTCCGCAAGAAGTTCCAAGCATCGGCTTGGTCTTCTATTACTCCTTCGCCTGTAGCTACTCCCACTCGGGGATAATAGATGCCCCACGGCGCTATCAAGTTCGTTCCCGGCGTAGACCAAAACCGGACACCGGCTCTTAATGAGTTGGCGATTTCGGAGTGTCAACTAGTCCGCTTTGTACCCGACAAACAGGGCATCGGCCTTGTCCAGAAATTAGGCGGTTGGGAAAAGTATTTTGGTGATGCGATCGGCTCTCCAGTGCGCGCTTTGCATGCGTGGGAAGGTATCAATCTCGATCAGCATCTCGGCGTTGGCGCTGAAAGCAGCTTGAGCGTCATCACGAACGGCAACGAGAACACTATCACGCCGCAGAAGATCCTGCGCAATGAGCCGGTTAGCTTCTCGACAACCGCTGGCAGCAATCTAGTCACGGTGACGGACACGGGCTCGAACACCGACCAATATGATTCGGTCTACATTCAGACCGACGTATCGGTTGGCGGGCTGATCCTACGCGGTGTCTATAAGATCTATCCACTCGGTCCGAACACCTACAACATTTATGCGACGAATGCGCTTGGCGATCCGGCGCTTGCTACGACCACGGTTGCGAATGGTGGCATCGTTTCGGAATTGGCCGCCACGGCTGGATCCGCTGTCATCACGATCACGCTTCCGGATCACGGCAAGCAAGTCGGCGATACCGCGACGTTCTTGGTCGCCACATCGATTGGTGGTCTGTCGATCTATGGGAACTATACCGTGCAGACGGTGTTGTCCTCGTCGCAGTACACCATCTTAGCTGCCAATCAAGCGAACGCGACAGTCATCACGGTGACAGGCGCATCGGGCACCGGCACGACAGCCACGCTGACGTTCTCAAGCGTATATGAGATCGCCATTGGCACGAACATCGTCGTAGCGGGTGTCACACCAGCTGGGTACAACGGCACGCATACGGTCACTGTTACCGGCACGAACACCGTCAGCTTTGCGAGTGCTGAGACCGGCGCATTTGTTTCCGGCGGCACGATCACGGCACCGAGCGTCTCGACGTTCATCAACGGCGGCGAAGTTCGCTTTCTCTATTACAACGGTCTCGGCCCTCTGCCGCAAGGCACCGGATACGGCATCGGTCCTTACGGCGCTGGTGGTTATGGTACGGGTATCCCGCCGATCCCGAACACCGGCACGCCGATTACTACGACGGATTGGACGCTCGATAACTGGGGCGAGACCTTTATCGCCAACCCAGTCGATGACGCGATTTATACGTGGACGCCTAGCCAAAACGACCCGGTGGCAATTGTAATTCCAAACGCTCCTCCGGTGAACCGTGGCTTATTCGTGGCGATGCCTCAACGGCAAATCATTGCGTACGGATCGACGTTTACTGGTATTCAAGACCCGCTCCTTGTGCGGTGGTGCGATGTCGATAATTACGATTCATGGATTGGTCTCGTAACCAACCAAGCGGGTTCGTACCGCATCCCGAAAGGCTCCCGCATTGTGGGTGCGATTCAAGGACCGCAACAAGGTTTGCTGTGGACGGATCTTGCGCTGTGGGCGATGCAATATGTCGGCGGCGAACTCGTATATGGCTTCAACGAGATCTCCGCTGGTTGCGGATTGATCGCGAAAAAGGCTGCAGGGTTGCTGAACAACCAAGTTTATTGGATGTCTCAGTCGCAGTTCTTCCGCCTCACCGGCACGGGCGTTGAGCCGATCTTCTGCCCCGTGTGGGACGTGATCTTCCAAGACCTCGACACGAATAACCTCGACAAGATCCGCTGCGCTCCGAATAGCCGGTTTAACGAAATCACGTGGTATTATCCTACCATCGGCAACGGTGGAGAGGTTTCGCATTATGTGAAGTACAACGCTGGCTTGAACTGCTGGGACTTCGGCACGTTAGGCCGCACAGCATGGATCAATCAGTCAGTTCTCGGTCCACCGATTGGCGCTGGTGTCGATCAATATATTTATCAGCACGAAGTCGGTCAGAACGACGATGTGCGGCCAATGACGAGTTGGTTCCAGACCGGCTATATGCAGATCTCTGAAGCCGACTTGAAAATGTTCGTAGACCAAGTGTGGCCCGATATGAAGTGGGGCTATTATGATGGTTTACAAAACGTTACGTTGAGCCTTAGCTTCTACGTTGCAGACTATCCGGGCCAGCAGCCCACGGTGTATGGTCCTTTCCTCCTTACGCAGCAGACCACATTTGTGACGCCGCGCTTCCGTGGCCGCCTAGTGTCGATCCGCATGGAGAGCAATGACTTCAACACGTTTTGGCGCATCGGTAATATGCGCTATAGATTCCAACAGGACGGTAAGTTCTAATGGCTAGTTTAGACGATATTCTAACTACTCAGAAGAACGGCGTTGTCGCCATCAACGGCATCAATCGATCGTTGGCTGGTATCTACACTTATATGAAGGGCAAACCGCTTGCGTCGGGCGCAGCCGGAACGGGCGGGTATTCAACACTCTACACGGTGCCGACTGGATCGCAAATGGCGATTGTCGATATCGAGATCTGCAACACGGCATCGTCTCCTGCGACGTTTTACATTTCGTTGTGCGCCGCTGGCGAGACAGCCGGTGCGAGCAATGCAGTGTTCTACGCTGCGCCGATCAATGGCAACACCACGGTGCAGTGGACGGGCCAGCAAGTGCTTGATGCCGGTGGCTTCGTGGCGGCATACGCTTCTGCATCGACAGTGACGATTAAGGTCGGCGGAGGTCCGGGTCAGTGACGATCACCGTATATCCTCCGTATGGTTCGCAAGTTAATCCGACCTATGTAACCTTTGATGGCACGAACACCGATGCGTTCGGGCGTTTGCGCGTATCTAATCCCGTCACGCTTTTCGACAGTCAAAGCCGGTTCTTCGCGGATCAGCACTATAGCTATGTGACTGCGACTGGTGGCACGACGAGCTATAACACCAATCAGTCTTCGGTTAGCCTCAACGTCACTACGTCTTCCGGCTCTACAGCTGTCTCACAAACCTATCGCGTGTTTCCGTATCAACCGGGGAAGAGCCTGCTGACGTTGCAGACATTTACGATGGCTGCTGGGCAGACCAATTTGCGGCAGCGGGTTGGATATTTCAGCGCTCAGAACGGTGTCTATCTCGAACAGGGTCCGAACGGCGTCACGTTTGTGATCCGCTCTTACACGAGCGGCTCGGTCGATGATTCACGATATGTGACGCAAGCGAACTGGAACGGCGACAAGCTCAATGGCACCGGCCCATCGGGTCTGACGCTTGATCTGACGAAAACGCAAATCCTATGGTTCGACATCGAATGGCTCGGTGTCGGCAATGTGCGTTGCGGCTTCATCATCAATGGCCAATACGTTGTCTGCCACACGTTTCAAAACGCGAACCAATCGTTCTCCACGAAGGTCTATATGCAGACGGCGACGTTGCCGCTTCGCTATGAGATCGCGACCACTGGTGCGACAGCTTCGGCAGCCACGTTGCAGATGATCTGCGCCACGGTGATTTCGGAGGGTGGGTACGAACAAGTATCGGCACCCTATATTGCGCGAGCAACGGGCAACGGTGTCTCAATCGCGAACAATACGGGCCTCACATTTACGCCGATTGTGTCGATCCGCATCAATTCGAGCTATTTCGGCGCTGTAATTATTCCGTCTATCGTGAACTTTGCAGCGACCTATTCGGGTACTTATGAAATTGTGCTTGTGAGGAATCCCACGCTGACCGGCGCGACGTGGGCTGCCGGTCCAGTCAGTAATGGCATGGTCGATGTAGATACAGCCGCTACCTCTATGGTAGCGACGGCGGATAATATCCATCAGACCGATTATGTCGTTTCGACCAATCAAGGGTCGGTGCCGATCATCGCGCCGTTCGGCTATAACTTCGACTTGCAGTTGGGTGTTTCTGCATCGTTGTCGGGGAACGGGTTCTCTACAAGTGATGTTATGACGCTCGCTGCTCGTGGCCTTAACATTCCGTCCAGCAATGGTGCTGGCATCGGATCCATCGCTTTCTATAACTTGAGCTTGTGACCATGCCGCTGAAAAAAGGCTCTTCTCAGAAGACGATTTCGTCTAATATCAGCGAAATGGTTCATGCTGGATACCCGCAAAAGCAAGCGGTTGCTGCAGCTCTTAACACTGCACGCAAGACGCTTCGGGCAATGGGCGGTCCTACATACGAGCAGCAATTACTGGGTAAAGCTGGGGCCGATGCTGACTCCCAGCAGACCGGCGATTCTAATATTGGTAAGATGATGGCTGGGACCATGTCCCCGGCTTCGATGGGGTCGGCTGGACCCGCCGGATCGTCTGCCCAGACCGGGCCAGATGGTGGCGGGGGTGGTGGAGACGGCACCGCTGGCGGCCTTGGTGACACGGCTGGTG